GGCGCCCCGGGCCTGCTTAGGGAGGTCAAGGGGTACGTCTCAGGGGGCGTCCATTATACTGGAGACGTCGTAAGCCACCGGGGCTCTTGCTACCAGGCCAGGAGAGATACCGCCCGTGAACCTCCGTACGACGACTGGGCCCTCATCGCGGCTGCAGGGCATAGCGCCTCCTCTCCAGTTGTCCGCGGTACGTATAGTGAGAGAGAGACCTATATGGCTCTCGACATCGTTGCCTTTAATGGCTGTAGCTTTATCTCGAGGGTCGATAACCCAGGGGCCTGCCCCGGAGATGACTGGCAGCTTATGTCTGCGCTCGGCAAGACTGGAAGGCAGGGGCCAAAGGGTGACCCCGGTGAGAGGGGAGAGCGCGGAGCGAGCGCGCCTCACATCACTGCTTGGCGGGTCAATCGAGATGGCTATACGGTTACTCCGATCATGGATGCCTTCAGCGACGGGCCGGCAATAGAATTGCGAGGCCTGTTCGAGCAGTATAATAAGGAGAGCTGACTGTGGCGGATCGGGTCGTCAATATCATTACTCCTGCGACGAACTATGACCTCATTACACTCGATGAGCTCAAGCTTATGTTCGGTATTCCTGTATCTGATACCATTCAGGATGAGCTATACAACCAGTACATCACCATCTACTCCGATATGATCTCCGAGTACTGCAATAGGACGTTCGCCTACGAGGAGCTTTACGAGATATGGCGCTGCGTTGAATATGATCAGACCAACGCAATGAAGCGCTTGTTTCTCAGCCACTATCCCCTTGACGACACCTACTCCATTATAGTTGAGAGCCCCACTGGAGGAGTGATTGACTCGTCTGAGTATGAGATCGAGTGGAAGTCAGGCAAGATCGAGCTACTGGGGACGAATACAGAGCCGATCAAGGTGACGTATGCGGGTGGCTATAATCTGCCCGATGAGGCTCCCCCCGCCCTCAAGCAGGCGGTTGCGCTGGCGATCAGGGAGAACCAGGCATACATGCAGAGGCTCGGCGTCAGCGGCATACGCAGCATCAGCCACAAGGACAGCCGTGTGATGTATTTCGATATAGTTCAAGGTCAGCAGAAGGGTCAGGGGCCGTTTGGATCCACGGCCGCCGGAGACCTCCTGTCCCACTACGTCAGGCTGGAGGTTTAACGGTGCCGTTTCAAGTCCACCTGGATACCGGCAAGGCGCTCGCCAGAGTGGAGAAGATGACGAGCGAGCTCGTTAACTTCCCAGTCGAGATGGCGGAGGAGCTGACTGAGTGGCAGACCAAGGACATGAGGCGCCGCTATCCAAATACAGAACTGAACGGCAAGACGGCAGAGACGAGCATCTGGCCTACGTCGAGGATCGCACACCTCAAGAGTAAGACGGGAATACATAAGACGAGGTTTAAGTCGAGAACTAGTGGCGCCATCCGCAAGGGGTCTGGCAGTAGCAGGCCGATCCTTAGACCGATACTCTTCGATAAGCTGGTGGAGAGGATGGCGAAGCTGATGGAGGAGCACCTGTCGTGGCGATAAATATGTCGACCCTGGTCTACCTCCCCTCCCAGGACGTATTCGGGAGGACGGTTACGTTTACCTCCGCTCTGGGTAATTCGTACTCTGGTCAGGGTCGCGGTATCTATGACAGCCGCATCCTGAATGTCGTCCTGGAGGACGGAAGCATCATTACGGACCAGGATACCATCCTTGATATTAGAATTGCGGAGTTTCCTGTACTCCCCGTTCAGGGGGATACTGTCAATATTCCAGAAGACCCGGTCGTGGGCCTGCCCGCCCTTGGAGACTTCGAGATATCCAACGCCTGGAATAATGGCGGAGGAGAGTTGACCCTCCAGCTCAAGGCTATTGTATGATTACGGAGCAGCAGAGTATTCTGTATGATATCCGAGACGCCATGTATAGTGTAGTTACGGCTGACGCATACTTCTCTGGATGGACCCTTCGTAAGACGAAGATGCTGCCGGTACAGCCGGGTCTGCTACCGTACCTTGGCGTCTATATCGTAGACGAGGTGATGGTCCCCGACGGAGATGCCAATACCGGCTGCGTTAGGTTCAATCACACGGGTCGCATCGGTTTTTCTATAATCCAGGCCAATATCGATCCTGTTCAGGTCGAGCGCATGATCGATATGTCCTTCTGGAAGGTTATGGGGCTGCTGTGGACCGACCCCCACCTGATGAATGTCTTGGTCAATAATAATCCGGAGGGTGTTGGTATCGAGTCAATCCTGAGAGGCTCTCGCCGCCCAGTCTTCGGGGCTCCAGGAGCCAATAACGAGACGCCTTTCGCTGAGCTCCAGTACGAGTTGAACTGCTTCTTCCGTAGCGAGTGGTACCCAGATATCACGGATACGTTGGACGAGATCGACGTGACCGTCTCGCTCAACAATGCGGACCCCACGCAGATCCAGCCGGTCACAGTTAAGTACATGCTTCAGACGCTCAGAGAAGCGAGGAGGAGTTAGATGGTAACCGTAACGACGACGCTCACGCAGTCTCAGAAGGCTCGAGCCAATTTGGAGCGAGTCAAGAAGATGGCGACTCGTCCTGGCGTGCGGGTGGAGCCGAGAGACGCAGACATGCGTCGGCTGCTTAAGCATCCGAGGGCCGGTGGCTTCCGCAGTGAGGGCTCGATCGAGTGGCCCGACGATACCTTCACTCGGAGAAGGCTGAAGGAGGGCTCGGTCAAGCTGGCGGAGAAGAAGGAGGCCAAGCCTCATCCTGAACCGCCCGAGCCTCGCCGAGCGCGGACTCACGAGAGCTAAAGGGTTTAGGCCCTTAGTCATCCACTCACGGAAGGAGCAGGAAAATGCCTATCTCGTTTGCCAACATTCCCGCTAACATCAAGGTACCTTTATACTGGGTCGAAGTGGACCCCTCGATGGCGGGCCTGCCCACGATCAACCTCAAGGCGCTGATGGTGGGTATCATGACCTCGGACGGCGATGCACCGCCGGACGTTCCGATCCCTATCGGCTCGCAGTCGCAGGCGGACCAGCACTTCGGCGCGGGCTCCGAGCTGAGCCGCATGTTCCAGGCGTACTATAACAATAACTTCGCCAACGAGGTGTGGGGCCTCCCCCTGGCGGAGCCGGTTGGGGCTACGGCCGCGACGGGTACCATCGCCATTGCGGACGCACCGACCTCTGCCGGTACGATCCATCTCTATATCGCAGGGACCCCCATCCCGGTCAACGTCATGTCGACCGATACGACCGCAGACATCGCTCAGGCAATCGCCGATCAGATCAACAACTCATACTCCGAGAACGGTACCCCGGCCCTCCCGGTCACTGCCACCGTGAGCGCCGTAGGAGGTAGCGACGTCGATCTGACGGCCACGTTCAAGGGCGTCAACGGTAATGAGATAACCATCACCATGAACTACTACGGCTCGCTTGGGAGCGAGATTACTCCTCCGGGGCTCGGGATCACACTGCCTGTTGGCGGTCTCCTCTCCGGTGGCGTAGGCGTCCCCGTGATGGACAACGCGATCTCTGCCATCCAGAAGGATGCCTTCGAATATGTGGCTCTGCCCTATAACGACACTAATAGTATATTCGAGTGGGATCAGGAGTATGGCTTCACCGATCAAGGTCGCTGGGGCTGGGAGCGCCAGCAGTTTGGTCACGTCTTCTCGGCCAAGCGCGGGACCTATGCCGATCTGATCCTGTTCGGAGATACGCTCAATAGCGGTATAACGTCGATTATGTCATTCGAGCAGACGACGGTAAGTCCGATGTTCGAGGCGGCCGCAGCATATGCCGCAAAGGCCCAGCGGGCTCTGATCAACGACCCTGCGCGCCCCCTCCAAACGCTTGCTCTGAATAAGATCAAGGGGTGTCCGAGGGAGGATCGCTTCGACTTCCCAGAGCTCAACAGTCTGGCCTCCAACGGACTAGCAATCCAGGAGACCGGTAGTGATCGCCAGCCGATGATCCTGCGTGAGCAGACTACGTACCAGCTCAACTTGTGGGGTGCTCCCGACGATGCCTACGAGCTGGTGACGACCCTGGCGACGCTCGCTAAGCTCCTGCGCAATCAGAAGCATGTCATCACCTCGAAATTCCCGCGCCATAAGCTGGCTGACGACGGGACCAAGTTTGGTCCTGGTCAGGCCATCGTAACGCCGGGCATCATCAAGGCCGAGCTGGTTAGCGACTACCAGATCGATATGTGGAATGGCTTGGTCGAGAACCTCAAGGCGTTCAAGGCCAACCTGATCGTCGAGCGCGACCCGAACGACCCTAACCGGATCAACGTGCTCTACCCGCCGGACCTGATCAACCAGCTCCGTATCTTTGCGGTGCTTGCTCAGTTCCGCCTCCAGTATGACCGCGGTATCGATCTTGAGATTATCGGCCGCGCCCCTCCGCCCTATCAGGCCTCTGGTAGTGCTCCGCAGTAGTCAACCCTAGGCCTGACGGCCTTCATTAGGAGAAGACTTGGATGCCGCTCGTAATCGTGGAAGGTCCCGATATTCAGGAGGGTGAGAGCCTGTCCAACGGGGTTGACCTCACTGCTGGTGAGATCGTCCGTATCACCATGTCAGAGTACTGGGACGACGCCAATATCTCGTTCCAGATCTCGTCGAACGGTGAGCTCTATAACGATCTGTTCGATAAAGATGGCGACGAGGTAATGGTTCCATGTATCCCAGGGACCGCCGTTATCGTCAAGGGCGGTGGTGAGTGGACCAAGGCCTTTGCCTGGCTGAAGATCAGGTCCGGGAGCAGAGACGCTCCCGTCAAACAGAGCGAGCGCCGCCAGTTCGCCATCGCTCTCGATGTCCCCGAGGCTGCCTTAGCTGCCTCTGGAACAAAGGTTCGCAAGTAAATCCCGCCAGAGAATAGGAGACGGCTATGGCGCAACGCTTCGCAGGTACTGCGTTCCTCACCGTGGACGGCACGCAGCTTGCCCTCCGCGGCAACTTTACCGTCAGCCCGAGTGCAGTAGAGCGCACAATGATTGCGGGGCAGGACGGCGTCCACGGCTACCAGGAGCTGCCCCGCGTACCGTATATCGAGGGAGACCTGTCCGCCGTGCCGGGTCTTTTGCTCGAGGACCTTGAGGGTGAGACTGACGTGACCGTCGTCGCCCAGCTCGCCAACGGGATGCAGTACACCCTTACGGGTGGCACCTGCAAGGCTGCTCTCGAGGAGAATACTCGAGATGGTCAGGTCAGGGTCCGCTGGGAAGGGCTCTCCTGCCAGGAGATCAGCATCGCCTGAGGACCTATGGCTAGAAAACTCGCAGGCACCGCCTACCTTACAGTCAATCAAGTCCAGTGGGCTCTTCGCGGTAACTTTGTCGTCAGTCCGTCATCGGTGGAGAGAACGATGGTGGCGGGGCAGGAAGGGGTTTGCGGGTACCACGAGACTCCCCGCGTCCCCTTTATAGAGGGCGACCTCACTGCGATCCCCGAGATGTTGCTTGAGGACCTTGAGACCCAAGTGAACGTCACTGTCGTCGCCAAGCTGGCAAATGGGATGGTGTACACTCTCACGGGGGCGATGTGCAAGGCAGCTCTCGAGGAGAATACTCGAGATGGCGTGGTTCACGTCAGGTGGGAGGGTCTTGCCTGTCAGGAGTTCTCCTTGGCGGGTGTGTCAACTGGTAAGGGACCCGCTGGCGGATGAACTACGTTGGTGAGAAAATAGCGAATGTACTGGAGGTGATCGGGGCCGCCATCATTGTGTTGCTGGCTGGCTCTATACTGTTTGTCGCATTCACGTGGAGATGGCTGATCGTCATTACACTCTTGATCGTCGTGCTTCACTTCTCGATAAAGAACTGGTGACTTGAAAAAGGAGAAAGTAACGTGAGTGAGCAAGTCAGAATATCAGGTAACGGATCCAAGGTGCGCGAGGGCTTTCAGCCCATCACGCAGCCAGTCATCGAGCCGCAGACCAATCCACCTCAGCAGCCCCTTCCTACTCAGATCAAGGCAGAGCCTCCTCCTATCGAGGCCCCTCTGAGTGAGGCTGATCAGTTGCGTAAGGATATCGCCAGTAGTGCGGAGGATTGGCCCATTACTGTTCAACTTCTCTATAAGCCGATTAGGAACGATAAGGGTGAGGAGATTACCAGCCTTACCTTCAGGGAGCCTCGAGCCGGGGAGATTAACCGTATCGGCAATCCGACGAGGATGCTGTGGGACGGGGAGATCATCATCGAAGAGCGGAAGATGACCTACATCATGGGTGCGCTCTGTGGAGTGCTCCCGCCACTGCTCGAG